CTTGTAGAGGACCGAAGCCTCGAGGACAGTTGCCACATCGGGTGAGACCACGATGAAGTTGGCCGAGCCACGGAGGGTCTTGCGGTGGATCTCGTTGGCGACGTCGATGATGGTCTCGATGAGAGTCTCGTACCATTCACGAACTGTACCGGTGAACTGGGGGCCAGGTGAGTTGTTGCCCTGGAGAACCTCAGCGCCGGTGACCTTGTTAACGAACTTGCCTGGTGCACGTGACCAGTAGTAGTTGGCGCCGTTGGCCTGGGTGAGGAGGTCATTGAGGATCTCACGGTCGATCTCGAGAGCAATCTGCTCGGAGAGGATCTGAGTGAGCTCAACCTCAGCATCCATGCTGTGGTAGGCGTTGAGGTCCTGGGCCAACTCTGGGCTCCAACGAGCGCGCAGCTTACGGGTTGTAGCTGTGACTGCGATGGACTCGATCTTGATGTCGATCTCAGGGATGATTGGCTGGGTTGCATTTGAGAGGCCTGCACCACCGAAGTCAGACTCGAACACGGGAACGGTAAGAGATGATGCATCGTTGGGGTCAGCGCTGAATGCGTCGGAGATGACGTATGAAGCGGTGAGGAATGGGCCTGTTGGTCCAGACGCTGCGACAGTGAAGACGCCAGACACGACAGTGAGGATTGCTGCATTTGCTGCTGCTACGTCGACGAGTGGGTTTGGTGTGAACACGCCGCCGCTGAATGTGCCGAGCTGGTTGAGACGACGAACGTTGAGGAGGTTTGCACCGCCCTGGACAGTGTCGCCGATCGTGCCAAGACCCATGTTAGGAATTGTTGGCGATACGCCAAGCGTGTAGAGTGAGACGTCCTTGATCTGAGTTGAGTCAAGATTGGTGAAGCCTGTTGTCTTGAGGATGGCGAATGTGAAGACACCGTTGCCTGCAGTTGCACCTGGACCGCCTGCGCCGCTGTTTGACTCAATGAGATTGGCAATCTGTGGATCGAAGCCGAGGAGCTTTCCGTCTGTACCAGTTGCGAAGGCTGCCTGACCTGCGACGATCGTTGCTGAGTTTGCGCCAAGTGCTGTGTGGAATGCACCTGATGCCCAGAGTTGAACGTTTGCATTCTTCTGGTGAACCTGTGAGTAGGATGTGCCGACGAGGTCGTACTGACCGCCAACTGCGAGAGATCCGCTACGGATGCCCTTGCCAACTGGATTGTTGTAGATAGACTGACCAGCTGTGTAAGTCTGGGCAACTGTTGATGCACCGGTCTGGAGGTTGGTGTCACCGCCGACGTTGGTGCCGTAGGTGTAGTCCAAGTAGAACAGGAGACCGGATGGAAGGCTCATGGGCTGGATGGAGACGAGCTCGTTTGCCACAAGACCACCGAACACGCGGCGGACGATGGGGAAAGCGATGTTGGCGAAACCACGGATGTCGCCGGATGAAGAGGTGCTGCCACCACCTGCGCCGAGGCTGTTAACCTCGCGAAGGACCTGTGCTGCCTGGTTCTCCATGAGTCGGGCCATGTTGTCACGCTTGGTGCCATCGAGACCACGGAGGAGGCCTGTGCGGCTCCACTTCTCAACGAGGCGGGCGCCTTCCTGGCTGTTGTTGCGATCCTTAATGCCCTCTGTGAGGTGATTAAGGGTAAATGCCTTTGACATATTAATTTACTCCTTGAATACTTGACAAATTACTTGAGACCGGCAAGGCGAGCCCAGCGGTCGACTTCGGTTGTCTCGGTTGTCCGAGCTGCAGCCGATGATGTCGCGCGGGATGACCCGCCGGCATTGAACCTAGAAGCTGACTCATTGAGTGTGGCACCATTGCCGCCAGTCAGTGACTCAGTCAGGCTCTTGTAGAGCATCTTCACTTCGCGTAGTGTCTTAGCGCCGTCGATGGCCTCAATGACGACCTTCTGTTGCTTGGGCGTCAAATCCTTTGACTGCAGCATCTTATTGACGTAGAGCAGCTTTGCGTTGAAGAGATTCATATCAGTCATTTGCTCACGAAGCGTTTCAACAGCGCTTCTGTATTCATTGAGCTGGGTTACGAGAGCACGATTATCGCGTGCCTCCTTTAGTTTCTTAAGCTTGTGCTTCTTGGCGTTGTCGAGAGCGTTGATCTCAACTTCGTCAACTTCTTCGAGCTCACCGTCGCCGAATGCCTTAGCAGCGGCCTTGACGTGTGCAGCGCTCTTGAGGCTCTTCTTGTTGAGGAGCTTGTCCTCCTTCTGCTTGCGAGCCTCACGGAGACGGAAGAGCTCACGACGGAGCATGTTCTCATCGACGTAGAATGTCTCAGCGACGGGAGCGGGAGGTGCCTCATCAGCAACTTCACCATCGGCAGCAGGCATGTCGCCCATGTCGCTCATGTCGCCATCATCAGCAAGCATGTCCTCTTCCTCTTCCTCAGGGACGACCCGAACTGAAGGCATAAAGTCCTCTGGAAGCTCGAGGTCACCGAGGTCGACTTCAAGCTTCATCTCATTAAGCTCGTTCATGTAATCCTCATCCATGCCGTCTGACATGTCCATCTCGTATAGATCTTCGTCCATGTCGAACATGTCTTCCATGGCAGGTGCAGGTGACTTCTTCATGCCGCCAGCTTTAGGTGGCATTGGCTTCATTGCGGGCTTGACTGCAGGTTTACCAGGAGAAGCAGCTGCTGCAAGCTCCTTCTTGAGCTCATTCAGATCAATCTCATAGAGCGAATCATCCATCTTCATCTCCTGTGCTGGTGCGCTTTCTTCATTTTCATCCAGATCAGCATCTTCTTTTTCTTCGCTGATAAGGTTCAAAAGTTTCTTCTTCTCAGAGTCACTAAGCTGATCAAAAGCTTCCTGGAAGCTGTCTTTTGCCTGTGTTGTCTGCTTAGGTGTGAATAGTGAGACAAGTGACTTGAGTGCTGATTCGTCGAGAACTACCTCGTCCTCTCCGCTGTCATCTGTTGCACCTTCATTTAGCGCATCAACAAGAAACTTCTCGGCTGACACTGACTTTGTTGTGTCGCCTACGAGCTGGCTGTCGATGAACTCTCTAATACGAGGTGTAACTGCCTCTACAATTGCATTCTTTGCATTCTGCTCAGCAACTTCACGAAGTCGCTTGGCATCAGCGATTGCTTCATCATATAGTGTCTTTGACATTAACTGATTCCCTGCTTTCAATACATATTAGGTTCTTTATCAAACATCCTGCAATATCTTTATTTTTAAGCGCTGCTTAACAAGATTGCGAGTGTCTGGATCCATAAGATCATTTAGTCGGTTGATTGTGATAAGTTCGTCATCAGCAAGTGGGCTCGCACGTGTTGAACCGTACTGACTACCTATTAGACGCCCAGGAGCATTTGTAAAAGATTGATTAACAGAAGCTCCGCCGACAGCGGGTCCTGTGAAATTCTTGTAGAGCATAGAAGCTGGAAAGGGCGTGATACCTTTCATGATTGCAGTTTCTTCTAGAGGTGTGCTCCATCTCATCTTGGTGAAAGATGCATTATCTTTTCTTACATGCGTCCGTGCCTTTGCAACGCCTGTGTAACCCGTCTTATTGATGAAGTCTTGTGTGTGCATTAGATCATCAAGATCTTCATCTTCAAAAGCGTCATCATCTTCAAAATAAGGAAAAGTTCCCACAGTGGTATAATCGCCACCGGAGAACTTTTTCTTTAGTGTACCGTAACCTGCACCTGCATTTGCATCGCCTTTAAACCAAAAGCGGTGTGTAGTTGGAGGTGCGTCTCTCATAATCAGGTAATCTTAGACGTTCCCAACATGAACTTGCCGATCGTCGCTCGTGCAACTCCTGCTGTGGCTGTCTCAGGGTTGGCTGCTGAACCTTCGCCGCGACCAAACTGCGCTGCGGATGCCTGTCCTGGGTCGCCACCATAGGGTATGTCACCTGTGAACTCTGGCTGTGCAAATGGGTCGGCACCATTACCTTCACCTGGGGACGTGGGATTAGGCGTATAGGCAGAAGCTGGAAGTCCCTCGCCGCCTGTCACAACTTCAGAAAGATTTGGTGATGCGTAAGCGTCATCGACACCTGATGATCTACGGCCTGCAAAGCGAAGGTCAACCTGGTTGAACATATACCCACCGTCATCAAGGACACCGTCAGCGACACCGATGTTAGGTACACTGTCGCCGGGTCCACCATTGCCATTTAATGCAGAAATACCTGCATTTTCAGCAGCTGTGGGTGTGTACACATTGCTGTAGATGGGTGAAGAGGGAAAGCACGACTTCAGATTAGCCTGGTTTCGATTTCCAAGGCCACCTGTCTTTGCACCATCATCTGGTGACACAACTGTTGTATAGTTAACTGCCATCTTGTCTCTCCCTCCTTAGTGGATCACAAACTTAACAGAGAGATTAGAGGCTCTCCATGATGCGACGCTTGAGAGCAAGACGACGCTCCATGACGGCCTGGAGGCGACGACGGAGGCGAACTTCTTCCTCCTTGAGCATCTTTGCTGCCTTCATGTCACTGTCACCAGGCTTGTACTCTGTAGCGGCTGGGGGCGTCTCATCGGCCCACTGTGCCTCTTTCTCGTTAAGACCGTAGTCCTTGCGAGCCTTTGCATTTTCCTTAGCGTGGGCAGCCTCGACCTTCTTCTTCTCCTCGAGGACCATTCTTCTAAGCATCTGTGGTGTAAGCTTCTTCATTGTAAACTCCTATGGAACATAAATTAATTATCACGAACTTTGCAAATTTACTACTTTCTTATTTTCTCTGAGAATGCCAATGCTGACCACATTGAAGCGCTCTCACCAAACAGGTCAGTAGGATCTGACATCATCATCTTTCTTGCAGCAGCATCGCCTGCTGACATCACCTGCTCTTCATGCGAGGGCTGTGCATTTCTGCTATTACTCTCACCCATGTGCATGTGTTGTCCTGATGCAGCAGTCTCAGCTAGAATTCCTGCCATGATCGGATCAGATGTAATGTCTTTGACCATGCTAAGTGGGTTAATCTTCTTAGCGGCAGGTGCAGCTCTCTGAACTTGCTCGCGCGTGGGCGCGAATGCAAGTTTATCATAGACAGACTGGCGTGGTTGTTGCTGCGGTGCTGCTCCTGCTCTGCCGCTTAAATTGCGTGCAGGTGCTTGAGCAGCTGGCACTTGACGTTGAACTTGGCGGCTTTCAACAAGATTGCCACCGCCACCGAGGCCCTCACTTAGTATCTCTACGAGACACTCCTTTACGATGCCCTTCAGATCTTCTTTGGATAACTTCATACTACTTCCATGCTAAGATGTCTGTGAAGATCCTATTAACTCTGTCGGATTTCGTAAAAGTTTTCTTCAACTCTCTGCCTGATATCACCTTGCTCTCATTCATCATGAATGCGCCTGGTGTTGAAGGCTCTGAGACGATGTCGAAGCAGATCAGTTGGAAGTCGTCTTGAACTACAACAGCGCCGCTTTGATTACGTGTTGATCCAACTCCTCTAGATGAGATGCCCAGTGTGATGCCTGCCTCAACGAGGCTCTGGAGGATCTTACCGCTAGGTGTGTCAAGTAGCTCAACGACGCCTGTTACAGTGTCGCCGTCCATCTTGGCTTCGCGCACAATGTGTGACACATTCTTCAATTCTACGACAGACGTGTCAGGATGATCGCACTCACCCAGCGCTCTATTCTCACGAATGAACTTCTGGTAGTTATCAATCTCACGCTCAAGGATGGCGCGTGGATAAATACGACCGTTCTGGTTCAGTGTATCAGCACGCTGGATGACGCCACGGAGCATTACTTTGCCACCGTTAAGCTGCTTTGACTCACGAACAATGTCAGGTGAGTACTTAAGTGGCAGCCACTCCTTTAAAAGAACCATGTTATCACTGGCCATCGTCTTCCTCCTCGCTCAGTTCTGTCACTAATTGAGACACTGTCATAAAGCGTGAGATTGTCTCATCATTGAGTGATGTAAAATTTAAGTTGCGTAAAGCTGTCTCCACAAGGGGTATCCTCTCTTGCAGAGTTTGATTTTTAGTTGCTGTCTTTAGCTGGCGCACTCTAGTGAGTGCTGTCTCTCTGAGAGAATTGAGACGACCAAGGAACTTCTCCTCTTGACCGTTCTCAATGCTGAAGATGTAATCTTGGATCAGCTTTGTCTGATCCACATTGAGCTTGCCTGCATATTTCTCATTGAACTTCTCGTTCATGAGCTTGACGACAAGATTATCAACTTCAGGTGTAGGTGCATCGAGATCAACAGGAAGTTCTTTCTTCTCAGCGAGAAGCCAGTGGACAACTTGTCCCTCGAGCATCACCATCTTCGTTAGATCAGAGCGATCACCTGCGCACCACTCGTTTAGGAGATTTTGCACAGTTGCGTAGAAACGATAGTCAGGTATTCTTCTCTGATAAAAATCGTCATCTCTTAAGTTGTGGTTGATCTCCCTGATCAGGAGCGACTTCTCGTGATCAAGTTTGCGCATATCTGCTCTGCGAGCTGCTGATTTGGCTTCAGCAAGGACGGCAGCAGCTACAGGTGTGTCACTCACAGTTGACTTGACAAGCGCGTTGAAGAGCCTGTATTCCTTGTAGAGCTCAGTTGACTTATCATAGTACTTCTCAATGATGTCAAGAGCTCTTTGTGCTCTCGTCTTATCGTTCTCAACTATTGCTGCTGATACTGAGCGCAGTAGCAGCTCATAGATGATACCGACATTTCGCTTCTTGTTATGCTGGATATTCATTCGTCCTCCTCTGACGTATTGTGAGACGCAGAGATCTGCCTATTAAATATATTCTTACGTCGCATTGAACCTAAAACACTGTGTATCTCTGACATTCTTGTATCGTTGAAAGTGTAGTCTTCGTCTGGATCAACGTCATCATCAATCTCTTTAAGAACATCCTTAAATGGATTGATTAAGTCATTCTTGGCACCAAATGGGTGTGCAATTGAGTCTGTTTGATCGCTCTTGTCGTGACTGACCATTGCATTATGATCAGACATGCCATGCAAATGGCCCCGGCGCTTTCTCTTGTCATTATAGCGATCTCGGTCAGCTTTTGTCTTTCCCTCGATCCTTTCACCTAGAAGCTTACGCCCTATTGCATCAACTGTGTTCTGTGCTTTGATGGGTGCACTCTCATCATTGATTGACAAGTTAGACAAGTCAAAATCTGGTTCGCCTAGAATTCCTAAACCGCGCTTGTTTGTATTAGATGAAGCCGTCTCAGGACCGGGTGCTGCTGGTGCTGCTGGGGTCGCTTCACCTCCAGCGGGTGGTGTCTCCGGTGCGGGCGCCGGCTCAGGCTCAGATGCGAATGGACTAGTTGGAATGCCTGCTGCCATGGATGACATGTCAGGAGCTGTAGATTTATCTTCAGGAAGCTTGACTGCTTCAACCTTGAGCTCCATCTCCTTGTCCTTAATGATACCCTTCTCAATGGCATCAATCTCTTCGTCAGTCATCTGGAAGATCTTCTTGCGAACCCAACGCTTGTCAACAAGGTTAGGAATACCGTTAGCAGATCCTGCAATCTGGAACTTAGTATTGAAGAGCTCAAGCTTCTGCTGCTGTGCAATTGTTGAAGGATTCGTGAGCTTAAGATCGAAGTCAAGAAGATCTGGTCCGTCAAAACCATTTGAATGTAGATGGATGATGGCAATCTTGTTGAGTTCGGACACTATTGTTCGCTGGATGCGTGCAATTGTGCGAGAAAAACGGATGTCTTCCTGTGACAGTGTTGCCTTTGCGCCTAAACCCTCGTCGTAACCGAGATATGCCTTTGGAATCTTTAACGCTGCAAACATCTTCTTCTGGATGTACTGGACGTCCTCGATCGCTGCTGCATTTGCGCCGCCGGCGAGAGGCTCAATCTTTGTTCCTGATTGACCGCCGCGGACAGGAATGAAGTAATCTTCATCGACCGACAAAGGATTGTATCTGAGGTCTACGCGCCCTGTCTGCTTGTCAACAACTTGACTCTTCTTAAGTTGTGCTTGAGCTTGCTCCATGTAGTTGGCAATGTCCTCAGGCGGTACATTTCCTACGTCAATGTAGAATACGCGACGATCTGGTGCACGAACGACGCGATAGACAAGCATTGCGTCCTCAACAAGGATCAGCTGCCGCCAGATGCGGCGTGCTGCTTCAAGTACTGACGATCCATATGGTAAGAATGCGTCATTACCTAGAATCCTGAAGTGGGATACCTGCCAGTTCTCAAGAACTTGATTTCCCTGTGTCAGCCAGCGGAAGCGAACTGCCATTGGGTCGTCCTTGTCATAACCCTCTTCACGCTCAATCTCATTGACTGGAATTGGATAGACGTTGATGACACCCTGGTCGGGTGAAACGTCGTTAAAGAGGAAGAAGTCACCGTACTTGCACATGTTACGTGCCCAAGCGGTCAAGTTAAAATTGACGTTGAGCGTGTCGTAAAAGAGCTCGTTAAGTAGCTTGTGGATAACTGGATTCTCTGAGTGGATGTGGAGGACGTTACCCTTCTCATCGGGCGAGATTGTCTCCTCAGAGTAGATGTCGAGTGCAGATGCAATCTCTGGTGTATACTCCATCTCCTGGAAGTCTGAGTACCTTGCCATGCGGTCGTAAGAACCATATGCACTCATTGCTGAGCTGTAGACGTAGCTCTGTGCCTTCCTAAATTGTTCAAATGCTGATGTTGACTTTGTTGAAGGAGTGACTTCTCTCACTCTTCTCTTGATGACTGGACCACTCCTAAAGAGCTTGGTTAGTCTGCCAAAGAGATTATTATCTTGTGCCATTGATTCTCCTAGTTCTTGTACACCCACGCAAACTCAGGGGGTATTCCCAGAGGGCGTGCGTGTCCACGCAATGCACGATCACGATTTATCTCTTGATGATGCTTGTTTGATATTACGTCGTTTGACGCACCATTAAATTGCTTGTTCTTAAAACCCATCGCAGCAAGCATCGCATTATTTAGTTTGTCTGAGTCCTTGCTGTAGTCATTTGATGCATCGTACAACCAAGTTCCAATTGCCAACGAGAGAATAAGATCGTCGTTCTCTCCCTTCATTGCTTGAGCTTTGTTCTCATTCCAGACAAACGTCTTTAGTTCTTCATAGAAGCGAGATGAGTATATTAGAAGTTGTTTGTTTCTAATGATCTCCTCAAGCTTGGTGAGGATCTGGTTTCTTGACTTACCGCTCGTTGTAAAACCTGCAAGCTCCGTCTCAGCAGGAGGAACATAGTCGCCGATGTAGACAGACTTGTTCTTATTGTAGTACATCTTTGGGTAACCTAGATCTTTAAGCTTGACTATGGTTGCGTATCCAAATGAGTTATTCTCTGGGCACATTAGTGCTTTATTGTACAGTAATCCATACTCATTTAAGAGTTCACCAAACTTATCAGGTGCAATCTTGCCCTTATACTCAGCAACTACTTCACCTTCAGTGCCGTCAATAACATGAAAAGTTGAGTAGTCTTTTCCATCGCCTCTTGCAACGTCAGCAGAAATGATGTACTTGTGCTCAGTAAGCGCATGCTTCCAAATCCAGACATTTCTATCTGGGCCTCCGCGGTCGATTGGTGGGCGTATAATCTTGCTAATCCACTTAATATCGTCGTCATTGAGGAACGTCTCACCTGATGCGGCGAAGTCACACAGGTACTCCTGCGCGATCTCTTTGGTTGACAGATTTCTCGTTTCCTTCTCGAACCACTCTTGATTGCGCTCTGGGTGGACGTCCCAGTTCAATCGAATGGATTTAAATTCGTTCAGTCCTGATTCTGCCTCAGTGAAAAGCTTGTAATACTGTCCTCCAACACCATTGGGTGTTGAAAGCACAATGGCACGACCACCTGTTGAGATCGTAGGATACAAGCCTGTCCACAGCTCGTCAAAGTTTCTAACAAATGCTGCCTCGTCAATGATCAGAAGAGACAACGACTCAGAACGACCTGCATCTTCTGACGTGGGCACTGCCTTGATCGAAGATCCGTGACTAAACTCTATCAGTTGACGATTGTTCAGTGTAATCTGCGGTAGAACCATCCATGGCGGAAGATTGCTAACCATCGTTTTTACTTTCTTGATGAAGTTCTGAGCGACGCCAAGTTTAGTTGCAATGATGAGGATGTTCTTATCTTTCTGGAACAGCGCGAGCCAAACAGAGTAAGCTGCAACGAGCGTCGACAATCCAAGCTGTCGACTCTTAACAATGACTGTAAATCGATTTTCTATGAAATCATTGACACAGTCATCTTGAAATGGGAACGTCTTAAATGGAATCGTTCCTCTTGTTGGATGCTGGATCTTTACATAGTTATTGAAAAAATACGCAGGATCCTTGCCACATCGTATAATCTCAGATACTTGTCTTGACTTGTTGCTCGTATTCATACATTGATTTCATATGTCGTATTAAATCTATAGTAGGCGACCTTACGTGGATTGTAAGGTGACATGCTAATCAGCTCGATGCCATTGTCAGTTGTCTTCTTCTTGAGATTGAGCGTCTTACCTTCAATTCTCTTGAAATCTTTCTCAACTTGATCAATTGATTTCTTTGTTAGCTGTACGGCAGCACGCTCAAGCTCCTTAGTCTGCTCTCTCATAGATTGTTCAGAAGCAAAGTGAACTAGTGTTGTGTACTTAACGATGAGAGAGTTGCCCTGTAGTGTCATCTTTATTGAGACTGTTGGTGCAGTTGTTGTTGAGCTTTTACCGAATGTTGTATCGATAAGCTGCCCGAGCGTGTTTACTTGTTGCATTGAAAGCATGCGACTATCCTCTTAGTATATCTATTTCGTTAAATATGTGTGATCTTCTATTAATAACTTCAGAAGACACATCATCAATACTAGGGCGCCAACCCATCTGCCATTGTGTGCGGTTCGTCTCAGCCCACTTCATACCGCACGCTGTGCAGCACTGAAACAATCGATGGTAATCAACGTCATCTTGACCTACCATTACTGTCTCACAGACAAGGCAAAACAGCGGTGTAATATCAGGAGTATCTGACACTTGCGCCTCCATCAATCCAATTGATCTCAACAAAGTTATCAACTGCATCTTTAATTGCATCCACGTGTGAGATGATAAGGATCTGGTTAAAGTGCTTCTTCAGTGACCGCAGGAGGCGTGAACATGCTTCAAGGTTGGTATCATCAAGAGCACCGAACCCTTCATCAATGATGAAGATGTTGGATTTAGGCAAAGATGACATATTGATGAGAGCAACTCTTGTTGCAATTGCAGAGATCATCTTTTCCATTCCTGAGCCTAGCTCAATTATCCGTCGCTTGTCACCGTAGTTAATGTAAACTTCAAGTGAGTTCGACTCCTCGTCCACCTCAAGCTCGACTGTGAAATTACAGACACCGAGCAGAATGTTCTGGATCTCAGCATTGACTAGAGGAAGTAGTTTAGAGATTAGACGTGACGGGAGGCCCTTCTTTGACATTGCAACATTAAACAGCTCAAAGATCTCGAGGTCTGCAAGATCACGCTCAAGTGTCTCTTTCTCGCTCTGAAGTGTTGTTATCGATGTCTCATGAGCACCGACGTTCTTTGCATTTGTGAGCTGCAATTTACGTGTCTTCTCAAGCTCTTCTTCTACTTCTTTGATACTGTCATAGACACCACACAAGTTGTCTGAGTCTTTAACAACTGCGCTAAGACGATCAATTTCAAGATTACATGTATCAAGATCACCGTCGACAGTCTTGAGTGACGTCTCTGCATGCTCAATCTTCAGGTCAAGCTTACTAACATCAAACTGCAGTGTTCGCTCTTCCTGGAGCATTAAGTCGTATTTCTTGACCTTTTCGTCAAGATTTTGCTCGGCTATTTCATTAATAACAGATTGAAGCTGCTTGATGTACTTCCGCTGCTCTTCAACTTCTAGTTGTTCCTGGCCAATCTTTGATTTGCTCTCAAATGCCTTCTTGATGAATGGACACGTTGGAAATTCATCACCGCATGGAACTGTTGATAGAATTCCAACATCTTCATTCAGTCTTCCTAGAGATTTAAGATGCTGCTGCAGCTCTCTATTCGCAGCTTCAAGCTTAGTCTCTAGCGACCTTTGTGATTGAACTTTCTGTCGAAGTTCATCAATAGGAAATTTTTCCTTCAGTGCGCTGAATTTCTCAAGACGCACTGTGTGCTTAGAGCGTAGCGTGCTAGCATCTTCAATTTGAGATGCATGATCCTTGCGCTTATCAGCAAGACGATCCCTGCGCTGCTCGAGCTCACGTAGCTTAACAGCTGCTTCGACTGATGTGTCACCGTTGATGATGACACGTAGATCTGCTAGCTTCCTAGTAAGATCGCTGTGCGCATTGTCAAGTTCAGAAGTTTTCTCTCTCTCAACTGCTAGCATCTTAACAGCATCAGCAATTTTTGCATCAATCTGCTGCTTGTCACGTCGCCCTCTAAATGAGGCACGAAGTGGCACAAGATCCTCGCGTGACCGCTCATAAAGCGCGTCAAAAATATCAAGATTAAGAAACTTTCCAATGATCTGCTTCCGAGCGGTCGACTTCTCCTCAAAGAACTTATTGAGGTTGCCTTGAGCTGCAAGCGATGTCATGAAGAAATCATCTGCAGTTCCAATTAGCTGTCGCAGCACTTTCTCTGTCTCACGACGCTGTTCATCTGAGACGTCACTTAGCTGCATATCCGTGTCAAGCTTTGTGATGCCCAGGGTCGTGTTGACGTTGACATCGCCCTTCTTATTGACCGTCTTCTTAGTTCTGCGAGAAATCTTATACTTGTCGCCCTTTACTGTAATGTCTGCTTCTGCATCGCATGTGTCCTCCTTATCATTGATGATGTGGAGGTTCTTGAGGGATCCTCTATCTGAGGTGTTGAAGAGACAGTAGACAAGGCTGCCAATGATGGATGACTTTCCTGCACGATTCTTGCCAAAGATGCCCGTGATGCCTGATGACTTGGTAAAGTCAATCTCATTGTCGCCACGGAACGCGAATGTGTTCTTAAAGGTCAGCTTATCAAGTGACCAGCTGTAGTTTCGATCCTCGTCACCACCTAAATCAAGTGACTTCATGTACCTGTCAACAATTGCATCAACACGCTCAAACTTGTCTTTCGGCAATGCTGAGTCGGAATAGAAGTCGCGAATCAGATCTTTGATTGTGCTAGGCTGCCTGAGGTCTGTTACAGGTGTTCCACTTGTCTTTGCAAGGCTTTTTCCAGCGTCTAGATCTGCGATCTTATAGACAATCTCTTTCGGAGACTTCTCAGCTTGCAGCTTCGATTCAATGAGGTGCAGAGTTGTAGGAGGCACTGGAACATCAGAGCCAATTCGGACACGTGCACCTGCAGGTGCGCCGTCGATCATCTGGTAAGTTTCATCAAGATCACCGCGGTAACCGATTGTTACAAATGGTGAGTCATTGATGATGTGGATGAACTTACAGCTGTAATCGACTGCCGACTTAATATCCCACAGCAGGCAGCCCTTGATGACAT